GGCATCACATCCTACGAGTGGCGCGAGACAGCCGGTCTTCATCTCTCTTTGATGAACAGGTCATACTGCTTGATCCGGCGATCCGAAGCCATCGGCCGACTGCCTGCGACCATCGAACTACAGCCGCTTGAGCCGCAGCACGTCACCGCTACGCGGCACGACGACTGGTCCATCACTTACGACGTCTACGACTCAAAAGGCCAGATCACTACCTATCCGGCATCACGGATTCTGCATCTCAAAGGACCGAGCTGGACCAGCATCGACGGCCTCGACGGAATTCGCCTGGCGCGCGAAGCAATCGGCCTTGCTCTCGCAACGGAAGAGCACGGCGCTAGGCAGTTCTCCAATGGCGCCATTTTGGGCGGCATCCTCTCGACCGATGCCGTCCTGACGCCCGATCAATCCGACTCCCTGCGCCGATCGTGGGAGGCCTCGCAGATCGGATTGAAAAACGCCTACCGCACCGCCGTCCTGTGGGGCGGCATGAAGTGGACCCCGCGCGCACAGCAGAACGATCAGGCCCAATGGATCGAAGTGCGCCGCTTCCAGGTCGCCGAAGTCTGCCGCTTCTTCCGTGTTCTGCCGATCATGATCGGAGAAGCCGACAGAACCGCAACCTACGCCAGCTCTGAGCAGATGTTTTTGGCGCACGTCGTGCATACTCTCGGCCCATGGTTCGCCCGCATCGAGCAGCGTCTTAACATGCAGCTTCTCACTAAGCAGGAGCGCGCGGATGGCTATTTCTGCCTCTTCACCGTTGCCGGCCTGCTGCGCGGATCGCACAAGGACCGCGCAGAGTTCTACCGCACGCTCTACGGCATTGGTGCGCTGGCACCGAACGAAATACGCAGCTACGAAGACCTCAACCCATACGACGGCGGAGACAAATACAGAGTCCCGCTGAACATGACAGACCCGGGCGAAGAACCACCAAGACAGGGCGACAACCAATGAACAAACAGCAATTCATCTGCCGGCTAAACGAAATCAAGTTTGATGCATCGCCGGACGGTGCCGCACAGCAGACGCGCACCTTCAGCGGCTACGGGGCCGCGTTCAACAACATCGACTCCTACGGCGATGTCATCATGCCCGGCGCGTTTGCCGACTTTTTGGCCGACGCAAAGTCCGGCCGTCAGCCGTGGCCGTCCATGCTCAGTCAGCACGGCGGCTGGCAGATCAGCGCAGAAGACATGACTCCTGTAGGCGTCTGGCAAGACCTTTCAGAAGACGGTGCCGGCCTGCGCGTCACAGGACAGCTTGCCGAAACCCCGCGCGGCATCGAGATTGACACCCTCATGCGCATGACCCCGCGGCCGGCCATCGATGGGCTCTCCATCGGCTACATCGCCAAGAAGTTCGAGCCGCGCAGCAAGCCGGAAGACCCGCGCCGCCGTCTGACGCAGATCGACCTCATCGAAATCTCGCCGGTGACTTTTCCGGCCAACCGCAATGCCCGGATTTCCGCGCTCAAGAGCCTGCAGGAAATCGACACCATCACCGAGATTGAAGACCTCCTGCGCGACGCCGGCGGCTTCAGTCGATCGGAAGCAAAAGGCATAATCGCCCGCATCAGGCGAACCGATCTGCGCGAGGCAGATCACCATTTGCAACGCATGAGCGCCGCAGCTCAGCGGATCATCACAAATTTTGTCACCATTTAAGGATAAGACCATGGAATTAAAGGATATGTCCGACCTCCTCGAGAAGCAGGCCCAAGCCTGGGAGGAATTCAAGTCGGCGAATGACAATCGACTGCAGGAAATCGAGAAGCGCGGCCATGCCAGTGACGACAGCCTGGCGAAGATCGCGGCCATCAATGCCGACATCGACAAGCTCGGCCGCACCGTTCAGGAAATGCAACTGGCCGCGCAACGCACCGGCGGCTCCAGTGGCGGCGGCGTCGTTCCAGAAGAGCAGAAGCAGGCCTTTGCCCAGTTCCTGCGCTCCGGCGATGACCGCAAGTACAAGCAGGTTTTGGGCGAGCGTAAAGCGGCGATGAACAGCACCGACGACGTCAACGGCGGCGTGCTGGTCCTGCCAGAGATCGCAGCCGAGATCGACCGCATTGCCAGGACTGAGAGTTCGCTGTTCCGTCTGTCGCTGGTGCGCAACACTGGCAATCGCTCCATCCTGAAGCGCGTCAAGACGTCCGGCATGGCCGTCGCGTGGCCTGGAGAAGGCGGCACGGCCGGCGAAAGCACGGAGCCCAAGTTCAGCCAGATCGAAGTCGTCGCCTACCCGGCAGAAGTCGAGCCGTGGGTCTTCAACGAGACCCTGGAGGATTCCGACATCGATCTCGTATCCGACCTCACCGAAGAAGCCGCCACGGCATTCGCCGAAGGCATCGGGGCCGCCGTGATCAGCGGCAACGGCGTCGCCAAGCCGCGCGGCATCACGACCTATACGACCGTTGCCAACGCGAGCTATTCTTGGGGCAACATCGGCTACATCGCCAGTGGCAAGAGTGGGGCGTTCGCCTCCGTCGCGCCGGCCGACAAGCTGGTCGATCTGCAGCACTCGCTCAAGCAGAGCTATCGCAGCGGCGCCGTGTGGGTGATGAGCGATGCGACCCTGGGCACGGCCCGCCAGATGAAGGACGGCAGCGGCAGCTACTACCTGTGGCAGCCCGATCCCACCGCGCCGTTTGGCGGTCGCTTCCTCGGCTCTCCGGTCGAAGTCGATGACAACATGCCGGCGGTCGCCGCCAATTCGCTGTCTATCGCCTACGGCAACTTCCGCCGCGGCTACCTGATCGCCAACCGCACCGGCATCACCCTGATCCGCGACAACGTGACGGCCAAGGGCACGACCAAGTTCAACTTCCGGCGGCGCGTCGGAGGCGGGGTCTACAACTTCGAGGCCATCAAGCTGATGAAGTTCGCCGCGTCCTGATCACCACCAGACAAACGAAAGGGCAAACCACATGCACGACCTGCACAACAACAGCCGCGCTCTGCGCGTTATCTCGCCGGTTGCCGTCGGCACCACCGGCACCGGCCAGACGGGCAAGGTGATTGACCGCCAGGGGTATGGCGGCGTCGAATTCATCTGCTCCTACGGCTCGATCACCGCGACCGGCGCCGTTTTCACCGCCACCGTCAAGGAAGGCGACGTCACCGGCACGCTGACCAGCGTAGCCGACGGCGACCTCCTCGGCACCGAGCTTCTGGCCGGCGTCGCCGCGGCAGCGACCCGCACCTCCGGGACATCGAAGAACGTCGTCAAGCGGGTGGGCTACAGGGGCAACAAGCGCTACGTCAATTGCTCGATCAAGAGCACCGCGACGGCCGGCACCATCGTCTCGTGCGAAGCGATCCTGCACAGCCCAAGCGTCATGCCGGCGCTGAACCCGTAACGTCGTCACGCAGCACCGGCGCCGGAGCAATCCGGCGCTACAGAACACAAGGACACGCGCATGCCAGCAGCCGCAGCAATCCAGATGCCGAAACAGCAGGACTGGACCCGATCAGGTGAACGCCAGGTAGCGCCACACCTGAGCGGAATTCGCCGCGACCACGTCGCGCGCTACGAGTTCGCTGTGCAGCAAATAGAGCATCTGGGCCTGGACAGCGCGCGCGTCATCGACATCGCATGCGGAGTCGGTTATGGGTCATGGATCATGGCCACTGGTGCCGGCGCCCGTGTGCTCGGCATCGATGCCTTCGGCCCGGCCATTGACTATGCCCGGCAGCATTGGTCAGCCCGTACCACGCAGTACCTATGCGCAACGGCGCAGGAGGTCGAGCTGCCGACAGAGCAGGATCTGGCCGTATGCTTCGAGACCATCGAGCACCTCACCGACCAGGACGCGACAATCCTGCTTCGCAAGCTGCGGCGATCGGCAAAAGTGCTGCTGGCGTCTGTACCGAACGAGGACGAGATGCCGTTCGGTGAAGGCTACGCATTCCATCACCGGCACTACACATCGAATCAGTTTGAGGCGCTGCTCAATTCGGCTGGCTGGAAAGTCGAAGCGTGGTTTGGACAGCGCGACGACAAGGCGCCGGTTACGGATTGGGCAGTCGGCCGCACCATCGTCGTTCGCTGCGTCCCGTTGCCAGATGACCAAAAAGACAGCGAAGATCTCGCATGGCCAGTCATCAACATGCATGACGGACCCACAGCCTACGAGCAGATGGTGGAAGCGTTCCCTGTTCCGGAGCATGTCGCCATCCTCGGCCTCGGTCCATCGCTCGAGCAATATCTCGACATTACCAAGCGCCTGGGCGGAAAACATGCGTACTGCACCGAGACATGGGGAATCAACGCGGTCGCCGGAACGCTGCTCTGCGACCGCGTTTTCCACATGGATGACGTCAGAATACAGGAAGTCCGCGCCGCCGCCGCGCCGGAGTCCAACATCGCCCGCATGCTGCAGTGGCTCAAGGTGCATCC